TAAGAAGTGCTTTACTGCCATTCAGAAGTTCAGCCAACTCCGTGGAATCAATATTGTCCAACATCTTTGAACCGCCCATACCGGCGCCACTTGCCATATCTCGCAGGTATTGTTTTGTTGCATCATCCAGACCAGCCAAAGCACCTTCACCAGTTAATTGTGCTTCCAATGTTTGACCACTAAGTGCCAAGCCTTCAATATCACCAAATGATGCAACGTTGTAGTCGCGCAACGACTTCAAGTAGGCGTCCAAGGTGGCTTCGTCAGTGGCACCACCTTTGATTTTAAGTAAACTTGAGTTAACTAATTTTGACTGTTCCGCAGCGGTTTCTTTATTTGTAAAAAAGTCTCGTGACGCCCCAACGGCGTTAGCGCCAATGTTCGCCCAAGCGGCTTTCATCAAAGACGCTTGCTCCGCTGTATCTTTGCCAAGGATCTTAATGACATCACGCAAATTCAACACTTCGTCTTCTATGTTGATACCTTTTGCTTTTGCCGCTGCGTTTAGTTGTTCTGCTCCTACACCCAAATATTTTTGGGCAAGATTAGCGGCACCAGTGTAGTTATTTACTTTTGTGTTTAATGCTTCAAACTCTTTGTTGTATTTTTCTAAAGCCTTAGCGGCGTATGCCGGATCGGCGTTTTCGGCAATCATTTTTTGCTTATTGGCGAGCATGTCATTGCGTGCTCTTAGGAGGTCGTCAACGTTTCCTCCTGCCATAGCATCAGTAACCGCGTTCGTATAGTCGTCTTTAAGTGTCTCTGCCGCTTTTCGGGTTTCTTTGCGTTGCTTTCCTGCTTTGATAAAACCTGTGACACCGCCCACTACACCACCAATCGCAGCCATAGCCGCAACCGATAAGCCTGCTGTGAACGGAGCAAAAATTGCGCCAACAGCAGCACCAGCCGCGGCTCCACCCGCCGCGCCAACAAGCGCAGAAGCACCCCTAGATTTTATAGAATCGTCATTGAACTTTCCAGCGGTAAAACTTGAAACATTGTAAGCAGCCAAAGCCGCCGCGACTGGTGCAAATTTTTTCCCACCCTGAACACCCAACATTTTCATGGTGCCCATGACCTGTCCGGCTTGACCAGCACCTTTCATAGCGGTGCCTTTAACGGTGTCGTGACCTCCTGCTTCCTCTCCCTTTCCAGAAAGATAGGAACCACCTGCCATCATCGCCATACCAGCCGCGGCAGGACCCAAGCCCTTCATCTGCGTCATGACACCTCGTCCGCGTTGCATGGCTTGCTGACCGTAATAACCTAACTGTCTACTGCCAGCAACACCCGCAGCCTGAAATCTTCCGCTTAAACTTGCACCACCACGACCGGCACCCATGAACGCATTTTGTGATCTGCGGAAAAAACCCATTGAAGTATGACCAGCAGGACGGACACGACCCGCCAGACCAGCAGGACCACCACCACGACCCATCGGACCGCCACCAGGACCCATCGGTGAACCGTTTACATATACAGTACCAGCAGTAACGTTCATACTGCCTTGCATTTTTTTGCCAAACATAGTTCCTAAAGTTTTAAAGAACCTTGTAGCAAGAGTGAACAAGGTGTACAGAGCGGCGACATTGACTAGCGCACCAGCCAATTTTCCTAAAGGACCCAATTTCTGAAATGCGCTACTAATTTTTAAAGCCGCATTACCAAAAGCGGTTAAACCCCTAAAAAAGAATTCAATTATTTTAAATAACAGTTGAAAAACTGGCATTGCACCCATAAACAACTTACGAACAGTGTCGCCGTATTTACCCATGGCAGTAAGTGTTTTAGCAATTTGTTGAGCCAAACTGGTGATGGCTCCTTTACTGCTTTCAATTGTGTCAGCGAGGCTTCTCATACTCACCTGAAAGTTATCTCCCAACGCTTCAAAAAGAGGTTTAAAGAAATAGTCATTGAGAAGTTGTCCAGCCGTAACCAAAGTCCGCAAGAAATCTTGCATACCATCAAAAATGTCTCTTATTTTTGTGATGGAACTGTCAAAAAACTGAAAAATATTTGGTGTCGCACCAAGATATTTCGTCATCAAAGTAATTAAACCGTTCGTACCTTTTTCAACCTTGTCAAGGAACGAACCCATTTTGCCAGAAGCATTAAAATCGTTCATAACATAACTCAGACGAATAATAAAAGTTTCAACAATCCCTTGCAGTCTGGTTATCGTTTGACCAGTTTCCCCCAAATACTGTCCGCCAAGGTCGGTCATCAGGCTCTTAATTGAACTGACAGCGGTCTTAAAACGACCCATCACCGTATTATTCAATGCGTCTAATGTCCCAGCGTATTTTGTTGCAAAAGTTTCACCAAGTTTTCCTTCGGCGGCGGCTTTCAAAAACTCGTCACTAGTTTTGATACCAAGAGCACCAGCCTCTTTGACAATTTTTTCAAAATCAGGACCTAGTTCTTTGGCTGCTGCAGCACCTCCTGCAAGAGAACCTTTCTTTTGAACTGCCGCCAAGAAATCGGCAAGTTTGCCAGCGCCTTTCTCAATGTCGCCACCGCTACCAGCAACAACATTCATCAATTGTTCAAAAGCCACTGTGGTCTGACCGTCAACAGGTTTAACTTTGCTCAAAGTTGAAAAAGCGCTCTGCAAGCCCTTAGCGCCAACGATCGCAATTTTTGCGTTGTCTGTGAAAAGTGACATCGCTTGACCAGCGGCAACTATTCTGTCTTTAGTATTTCCTGCCCCTTCATAATATGCGGGCGAATTTTGAACAGCAGAAAATTCTTTTTGCGCAGCCAAGAAAGTTGTTAGCGCAACGAATCCGACGGCTAACGCTGACGCCAAAGACGCCATTGCCGCTTTATACATTTTTATAAAATATGTTCCTGCCTTGAAAGCCAAAGCAACTCCACTCAAAGCAGCCATCATTGCTGGAAGAGCAATAGCAGACAATTTGTTAACCATCTTCAACAAACTTCCGTAAGCGGCAATGCCTTTACCCATGTCTCCACGGAAGTCAAAAACTTGACCAGCAAAACCTGCGTAACGAGCCTTGCTCCTGCTGGATCCGCCACCTCCTCCGCGGCGACCGCGACCGCGACCGCCGTCGTCATCACCTCCGCCACCTCCGCCGCCACCGCCACCACCACGGGGTTCTCGGTCTCGCTCACGGTTGTACCGTCTCTGTGCGTCAGTTAGATCTTCAAGCGCGCGACGAGTAGCCTCAATTGTGGCAATATCGGAATTGACTTCAATATCAATTACTACGCGTTCGGCTGCTGGCATACATCCATCTCCGTGTTAAAGGTTATGAATATGAGCGCTCCAGCAAATTAGCGGGATTGTCTCCGCTGTTCTGCTTCCTGTTTTTCTCTATCCGTCTGTATAACTTTAGCACATGCTAAGCGCAGGATCCATTCTTCTGTACTGCTATCAAGGAGTTCAATCGGATCTGTTTTGAAGAGGTCTCCAAGCCTTGCCGCTAAAACTACGCGGTAATCGTCCGTTAACTCTCGGAAGACCTCTTCGTAGGGTCCAATGCATCCACATTGTCTCCATAGCCTGCTGCTTCAATAATTGCAACAGCCGCTGATTCAACATGCGGTTCAAGACCAAAGAAAGCCAAAACACAATCAGGGTGAGGACGATTTGTGTTTGTCATAGCCATAATTTCTGGTGAAGCAAAAGTAAGTTCAACACCATTGGCATCAGTGACGATTTCTTCGTTGACCAAAATACCTGTGGTCGTAGCGGCGATTAGGTTTGTTGAGAAACGCAAAGTGTCCATTCCGTTTTTGCGTTCTTCGCCAGCGTTCCTACGCCATGATTTGAGTTGGTTTTGTGAGATGTTCGGGGAAACGCGAATCATCACACCGGGTCGCTCTGGAATTGGAATGTGAACATCTCCACGGCGAACTTTATCTTGAATGAGTTTTTTCAAACTCTCTAAAACATTTCCTTCGCTTTTTTGATCATCTGTTGTACTGCGAGCAGATACCGAAGAATTATCTCGGTACGGGTCGTCTGAACTGAATTGAATGTTGGTCATAGGCGAAACACTAACACGCCTAAAGCCTCAAAAATGCAACCCGTGAATTAGGGGTATCAGGCGACTGGTGCGTTGCCAACAGAGACAGTAGCAACACTGAATGTCAGTGTGAATGTCGCTGGTGTGCCCGAGGTTGCATCGCCGTCTGGCTCAGTCAAACCTACAAGCAAAGCCTTCGTGTACTGTCGGTCAGAACCCGGTACGGCAATATCGCAGTCAAAAACATGGACATCAATGTCGTAGCGAACGCGACCAATAACTTGGCGCAATTGCTGAATCTTTGACATAAAAGCCGCATCAGTTGACACATAGCCAGTGAGAGTAATGTCACCGATTTCCATTGGTGCACAAAGAGTCTCGGAGAACAAGTCGCCACCGTGGTAAACCTTTTCTACAGATGCGGTGATTTCTCCGCCAGCAATCTGTGTGAAGTAGTCAGGGAAAGTCGGTAGACCAACAGTACCTTCCGATGGCGTGATCTTGCCAACGATTTGGCGCTGTGTAGCGAGATTCTTGAACAATGTTGGACGAGCCATTTATTCCTCCGTTATGCCAAAGCAGTTGTTAGATTTGACTTGATGAGATCTACTTCAATCTTGTCACCGATACTTGAGACGCGAACACCCAGTCGTGCTGAAACTGTTCCGTTTTCAAGAGCGGTCAACGGGTTGAGTGAAGCATCACACTTGATGGTGTAACCGTAGTCAATACGGCGACCGTCTGTTGCGAAACCTTCATAGAAACCACCATTGATGCGAATTGGTTCAACAACTGATTGAATTGAGTTGATGATGTTCGCAAAAAGTGTGCTACGACCATCAATTGTTGAGAACACTAGATCCTCAAGACGGTTGTTTGCTTGCGTAACGATGTAGTTGATCGTGTCGCGTGCGGTAATGAAACGCCACTGTGCAACAACACTTGAGTGTGAGCGTGCACCGTAGATACGGACACGACCGTTAATCAAACGCAATGGGTTCACATACGCGGCGTCCATGAGATCTGCATCTGCACGACTAACGTTAAGTGTGATGCCTGTAATGAACGATGCTTCAGAAGCAACACCTGCGTAAGCCTTCCAAGCACCAACAGCGTTGTGTGTGCGTGCACGAACAGCGGCTACATAAGACTCTGCTGGAATGTCTACGGTTGCTGTACCAACAGGGATCTGAACCCATGGGTGAAAGAACGCCATGTATTCGTGGTATTGAGTTCCTGAGTAGCCAGTTGAAGCCGAACGGGCATCTGCGAGACTTGCGCTAGAGGAAAAACCACATAGAGCAATACGGTGATATGTTGCGGCATGTGTGCGAAGCGCATCATAAAGTGCCGTGTCGCTTGTGCCAGTGGCAAAACCCGGTGCCGCTACAGCACCCGATCCCATGTCATCCGTGAAGAAAGCCAACGCGGCGATTGCATCACTCTTAGCAACAGATCCATCAGCGCCGTTTGATGGCGATGAAGCAGCAGCGGTTACCAACAGTTGTGAAGCAACTGCCGACGCTGTTAGTGCGGCTGTGAAGTAATCTTTTGCTGTTGTATCTGCGTTTACTGCGGTAATACATTCCGTCAGGTTTGCGTAACCAGTTCCCGAGAAAACTATTGTTCCGCTGTAGGTGACAAGCAAATCAAATGTTGTGGTGTTGTTTGTTGCCGTAAAAGCAAGACTGTTCGCCCAAGCGCCTTTACCAACAGCAGTGAAAGTGATGCCAGGACCAGACGATGTTGCAGTGACGAGTGCTTTTGTTCCAACTACACCACCAGAGGATGCTGTTACGCGACCAAAGTATGCGCTGACTCCACCCTCTTCAAAGAATGTTTTCATTGAGTACCAAGAGTACGAACCCGTAACATGGGCGCCGTACTTGGTTTCAAAATCCTCCAACGAGGTAACTTCTTGTGCTACAGAACTCTTTCCTCTTTCGGATGTTCCAACGAGAAAGAAAGTTGCTCCAGGAGCAGTTCCAACATTGGTTGCACCTGTACGAACTGCGGTTGTGATTGTTACGCCGGGCATCTAGCACCCTCCATTTGAGTTGAAGAAATTTCCGTAAAACGAGTATACATTAATTAAACTGTCTCAACAGAAACATCATTATTTGGGTTGGTTGGTTCTTCTGCTTCTTTTTTATTTTTTGGCTCATCCACAGCAGGAAGATCTTCTACTTCTGTAGACGATTGGCTGGTTGTAGATGACTTCTTTTTTTTTGAATTTTCGCTAGCCTCTTTGACACTTGGGCTTTGCTGTCCTCTAACGACAACGAGCAGTCCTGATTTGATTAAGTCAACTACTGCGTCCGTTTCCTCAATCCATGCACTTGTTTCTCCCTGAAGTAGGAAGCCTTCTTCGGTTACTTCAAGGTAACCTTTGGTCGCATTCCAGACCCACAGAAGACCTGCTTCGCCTTTTCCTTCATCGTAAATTGGTTCCATAAATTAAAAAGTCTCCGTTGTACTGCGCATGTTGTAATTTTCAATGTCATAGCCAGTTATAGCCGCAATTTGATCACGGTAAATTGATTCGTTCAATATTAAATTGTAGCCTAAATATGCTCCCGCTAATACACGGTCACCCTTTATGAGGGTTAAATCAGAAAACTCTTCAGTAAGTGAAGATTCATCAATCATGACCTCCGCGTCAAAATCGCTGTCATACCGTGTCAGACAAGGCTTATCCATCAGGGCTGACCTAACCACGGTTGTCAACCTATCTCGCATAAGTGTGACCGCTTCCGAACCTTCGGTCTTTGTCCAAATGTATGTCCTCATGCTGTAGGTAACCCGATACAGGGGGTCACCTTGACTACCCTGCATCAATCTCTCAAAAGGGCTACTTGATAAACAAACGGTGATAATTGTCGGCCAGTGATCCAAAGCAATCGGCTCATAGGTTAAAAAGAATTCAGGTGTTGGTAACTCACTGGAATCCAAGTTCCAGCCTGAACGATAACGGTTGATCCTGTTAGGTAAATCACTATTCAAATATGTGTTGACATAATACTTAGCCCACTGTGCGCCGTGCATCAAATCTGTTACTGGTGTACTCATTAGTTACCCTCAAATGCCAAGTCGCCTGCTACTGCACCCAACCTACCATCCACAACATGTCTCGCTGAAAGCAAAGCAACTCGCGCAGCAAAGCCTCTCGGTTCATAAACAAGTTGACGCTTCAGCATTTTTGATGTTCCGTATTGATGAAATTTTGCGTACTCAACATCTGTTCCAAATGTGGCTTTCATTAAACGAATAGAATTTGCAGGACCGTTAAGGTTGCGCAAAGAATTAAACAATTTTTTGCTAATCACCATGTCAGGTCTTCCGGGATAAGCGGTGGCTTTCCAAGCAGCATATTGAGGATCAAGTGGAGACCACAGTCTGCCAGAAGGTAAACCACCTTGAGCAAAATTTTGTCCGTTCATCAATCCAAGTTCTCTTTTAGCCCATCTAAAGACTGGTCTAAAATCTTTAGACCTATCTCGCATATCTTTCATTCGCCTAATTGCCGCTACCGCGTCAACAGTGATTTGGATTCTCAGATCACCCGGCATGATCTATCCAATCCTGTTTCTGCGCCACCGTTTCACAGCCATCAATTCTTTTTCTAAAAACCCTGTTTCCTGTAAAGCAACTTCCCGAGCACCAAGATCCTTAATACCGACAACATCATCATGCATGTTTTGAACCTCACGAGCCGCGGCGCGAAGAATCATCAACTTAAACATTTTTATTCCATCACCCGCTAAACCAGCGGTATAAGTTACGGTCACATTGTCATTGGCGTACCCACGGTAATAATCAATGCCGTATGTGCGAACCGTGTAGTCGTAGCCGTATGCATTTGCGGTACCTGCTTGATTAAAAGTGCCCGCTGAGAGCCCACTCTGTGAAACAACA